CACGAATTGTCGCGGGTAATGCGTATCTCAAGGGGCACGGTAGAGAAATCTTTGATTGCTCTGCTCGTACTCTGAGAGTTACTGCATTGACCTGGGACCTTTCTTACCTCGAAGATGTCGATCGCCAAGTTGCTTGGTCGTTGTCTCGAGTGCTGCTTTCCAAGATGGATAGTTGATCTTAACTACTGAGGAGTGCCACGTGAATCGTTTTGATTGGCTTCGATTGATTGGTCCGAGTATTATGGACTTGTTCGGTCGCTTGCTTGGCAGAGCGTCTCTCGAGGGCGGCAGTGTTGGAAGTGAACTTCCTCCACCGCTACCTAAGAGGGTACGTCGTGCCAAAACCAAGCGTAAACCCAAATGAGTCCAGAACTTGGATTCGTCTTCGTCGCTTATCTGGCGATAATGTGGCTCCTCCTTAAATAGTTAAGCATGGGCGGGGCTTTACGGTCTCATAAGGTAGAGATCGTGGCATACAAGAAGGACTTATATGAAATACATTAAGCTAGACTCATTCACCTTGTTGTTTTGTTTGGTGATCTGGGTTGTCGCCAAGTATGTCATTGAGGTCCCCACTACATGAAAGCTGACAACAGCTTCACTTTTGGGACTCAAACACTAAAGACTTACTGGGGTGGCAATTTTACGAGGAACGACGGCTCAATGGGTAAGAATGTTGTCGTACCTGGCCCTATGATCGCGGGTAATCACCGTGATCCTAATGGCTGGAGTTACGACATCAAGACTATCCGTTGGCTGTCGGGAATCGCGAAAACCACCTACCCCACGTGGGGCTATGTGTTTGATCTTGAAAGCGGGTACTACCCGGGTCAATTCGAACCGGGATGTCCCTCATGGAGTGAAGTCCGAGACGGCGTCTACAACGCAGCTTTAGAGAAGCTTAATTCTAAAGTGCGTGGCGATCTCGACTTAGGGGTTACCCTAGCCGAGTTCGGCCAAGTCACGAAGATGATGAAGAGTTCGGCAGCAATGCTGAACTTCGCAAAAGCTTCGGGATTTGGTACGACGAAGGACTTAGCCAATGGCTGGCTCCAATGGCAGTATGGTTGGAAGCCGCTCATGTCAGACCTTTTTGGGGTCCTTAATGAGTCGCTGAATATCACACTGTCAACGATCCGGAGAGTATCTGGAGCGTCGCACCAGCCAATAGAGGGGCTCGGGAGTCGTTATCCCGGGCT